ATTGGTCTAATCAGCCATGATCATCGTATCACCCATCGATTACTAAAAAATCTAATAAATCGACGCGCCCTACAGCCGTACCCGTAATAGGGAGGAGTAGGGGGGTGAAAACAAGGAATGTCATAACCTCAAGTGACCAGATTGAACAGAGCCTCGTAAAGGCCAAGATCAATCAAATCAGTGGATTTGCATTTTGTATCCAATCATTTTTAAGAACGATTGGTCTGCACTGTAAATCTACGAAGATCTTTAACCATCTTGTTACAAAGATGATAAAGGTCGACATTGACCAGATGGCAATTGTCTTCAAGCTTTCTTTAGCCACCTTCTTTTCGAAGGAGATGGGTCAAGAATTGCCTGAAGGACATGAGAAGGCCATTTGTGTTTTTCCCTCGTTATACTTACATCTGTTGCGCAAGAACTACAATAATCCTACCCGAAAGGTAAAGATATTGTGGGACTTATTGCAATCAAAGCAACTAGCGAACGAGGTCCATGAATCAATGATTCAAAAGGCCTATGAAAAACACAGATCCGTGCTAACTACTGTAGGTAGCACGCCTTCTCCAATCTTAGAACATTTGAGACAATATGCGAGACAGTTCGCAGAAGTGGTCGGAAAGTTGTATCACAACAAAACTTATTTAGCCCCTAATAAAGGCTATTTAGGTTTTCCAAGATCTAAAGGAGGGTGTAGAACGGCGTTAAAACCAAACCTTGTATTCAAGGGAGGTTATAGACGTTTAACTACACTTACTCGATTAGATCCTGTTGTCATACACTTATTTGGACCACCAGGCAAGGGAAAATCATTCATCTGCTCTCGTCTGATCCGTAAACTATCAAAAGTTTTTGGTCTCAACTACGATGATGTCTACCAAAGATCCGTTGCTACGGAACACTGGGATGGATATCGTGGTCAGTTGATTTCTCAAATTGATGATGTGTTTACACGATCGGATAATGAAGATGATTGCGCTCAATTAATTCAAATTTGTTCTAATGCTGACGTTGTACTTCCAATGGCTGACTTAAAGGATAAAGGTAAGAAATTCAAATCTGAATTCTTAATTATGTCCTCAAATGCACCATGGATGGCCGGCGGCCAGCTGACGAACAAAAATGCGTTAATGCGCAGGATTTATCCCGCCTTTGAACTGCTTTCTTATTGTCCCAAATCTAAGATCTATCGGATTGCAAGACACGAACATGACGGAAAGACCGGTACATTTGTTACTGAAAATAGAGAATTTAATCTAAAAGATCTTATAGATTTTCTTCTTGAATTTTCTTTAACAACATACCGTTCCCACGTTCAATCTATCGAAATTCTCGATGAAAAGCCTTACTTGAAACTTTACCAACCCATACAATCGGGTAACATTGGTGAATACGGTTTTGGTTATGAGTATCCACTCATGCCAGAAGACGGATTACCAACGGTAAAAGCTCAAGCGATCAAAGAACCGTTAAAAGTTCGTATGATCACTAAAGGCCAATCTGAGAATTGGGTTCTTAAGCCTCTTCAAAAAGCAATGTTTGAAGCAATGAAAGAATTTCCTTGTTTTGGTTTGACCTCTGGTCAACATATAAACTTGGATCTTCTCGACTTGAATCAGAGATTTCTTTTATCAGGAGATTATGAATCCGCTACAGATAATTTGAACATGGACGTCATGGAAACTGTCGTTGATGAACTTCTGAAGGTATTACCCTCAGACATTCATAGATACTTAATTAAGGAATCTGGAATACATTTAATAACATATCCAGATAGTAGTAAGTTAGGGCCAGTCCTACAAAAACGAGGACAGCTCATGGGCTCACTACTAAGTTTCCCTATATTATGCGTCGCCAACGCTAGTTCCTATGGTCTTGCCACGAAAACAGACAATTTAGTCGATTTAAAAGCGGCTATCAATGGAGATGATATATTATTTTGTGATAATTATCGTCGAATAAAAAGTTGGAAGCGCATAGCATCTGCTATGGGTCTCAAACCATCCATTGGTAAAAACTTTCAAAGCGAAACCTGGGGTACCGTCAATTCACAACTTTGTCATAGAAATGGCAAAAAGTGGAAAGTCGAAACAACAGGTTTGTTTAATTGTCTTTTTCGGAAACCCGATGGCCCCCTGACTGTCACGAAAGCACTCGAAGCCTTTCCAAAGCCACTTATCGTGAGCGTATGTAAAGATCAATTGAAGCAAACACCTCAATCAATCGATATTTCATACAAACACGGTGGTCTTGGACTGACCTCGACTCGAACGCCCAATGAAACAGATATGGAAATATATCTCTTTAAGACCTTGAAGAAGCAAACGAAAGTTGAGTTAACACTCGACGATCGTGCTCTTGTGACGGGTCCACGAGATATAATTTCAACATTTGTTGAAGTGGACATTCTTCGTGATGCTATCAGGGAGGGTCAATATCCTCCAAAATCACTTCAGCTAGGCGAATCAACAAATTACTATGATCCAGATCCAATAACAGATCACGATCAATGTATTTTTGATTGGCCCGGCTTTGTGGAGTTTCGTAAGTTTTATAAAACGGTCCCTGCACTACGTGAATTCGTAAAGCAGCGAAAGTTCGATAAACCTATAAATCACCACAAACTTGTGACTTCATGGGTAAAGATCGAAGATTTGAAAGATCTACCTTTACATGTCTTTGTTTAAGACTGTTCAGGAG